GTAAGAAGAAAAAGAGCGTTAGTGATGGAGTAGTTAGCGATGGCGATTGCTTGGATGAGGATGAGAGGCGTGTAGAGGCTGCTACGACAAGGGATGGAACCAACGAAGATAAAAAGTTTAATTTAATATTCCTTTTTTCAGCCATTTGAGATAAAATAGTAGGTTGTGCATTAACCATATCAACATCCCAATATATACCAGCACACAAAGATTGTCTCAATGTTTTTTCTATTTTTTCTAAACTACCCTTTTCTTTAGAATAAAGTCTTCCATAGCCCATTCGTGACATAGAAGATTTATTTGAATGTGAATAAGTAAATGTAGAAATATCATATCTATTAGAACGTTTAGCATTATCATATAAGGCTTTTATATAAGTTAACTGTTGTGCATCTAACGTATCTCTTTTTGTCCAAATACTAGCCATAACTTTTGGATTCCATTTTTGTTTTTTAATAATAGGTGCAAATACAGTAGAATTTGGTATAGTTGACGATATGTTTGACACGGAATATAATGACATATTATCAGTATCAATGTTGTTTAATGGTTGGTTCATCCTACACAGCTTGTCGGGAATATTTTTAAAATTAAATCAAACTTACGAAAAAAATAAAAATGTTATGCCGGGATATTTTTCTTTTGGCTGGTTGCAATCGCCAGAGCTAATTTTTCTTGTTTTAATCTTTCTCTTTCAATTCTTTTATCTTCCTTTTCAGCTTCCTTTTCGGCTTTCTTTTTTAATCTTTCTTCTCTTTTACGTATTACTTCAAGATCATTATTGTATTTCTCTTTCTTTTTATTGACTAATTTTTCTCTATGTAATTGATAATATCTCATATCTCTATTCATTTTAAGTTCGGTTTCATTTTCAGTACCTGTATTGGCAGATATATCAGCCATTATTATTCTGATATGTAATAAGATTTTTAAATGCCTTAAATACGCGTATAAAAATATTCAGACCAATTCCGATAGCTTTTTAAATGTCCAAATAAGTAGAATGGCGCAGACAAAGAGAAGACGTATAAGAGCCAGACATTTTAAACAGCCGACAAAGAAGGATTTATTTCTTGAGGCGGTTGCTGTCGGCAATATAGAATATATTAAAAAGTATATTGAAGATGGTGAAAATGTTAAAGTGAGGAACTGTAAAGGTGATACAGTATTACATATAGCAGCTAAAACAAAGCAGAATAAACTCTTAAAATATTTTTTGGTGTATTTTAGTAAAGAAGAACTTGATACGCGTGATATGTATGGACATCCTCCTCATATTGTAGCAGATAAATATGGTAATAAAATAGGCGCCAAACTAATAGAGAAATACAGAGAAGAAGTAACTAATAGTCCTTATTCATATAAAGAGTATTCATTTAGACAGCCTGTCCCTAAATTGCCTCCTACTATGCATAAAGCAGATAGAAGGTCTTCATCAAAAAACAAACAGAAAAATCAAAATCAGAACTTATATATAGTAAGAAGAACACCTCAAAGTAGAGAGCAATATGTACCAGTATTTAATAGTAAAAACATGAAGGAAGTTCAAGTACAGCAAAAGAAAGCTCGTAGGAAAGTTGTGAATGCTACGTCACAACGCAATAACACCTATAAGAATAATATAAATAATGCAACAAGAAAGCGTGTAGTAATACGTAATGTAGGTAAGAAACAAACAAGAAGAAATCAGCAGGTTCTAATTGATAGAATAGATTAATATACTAATAACTTAAAAATTTTGCTATTTGATATATGTATCAAATATATAATTTATAATTTTTTAAATTATAAATTTGATGAAACTCAACCACACAACTAAAAGTACACTCAAGAAAATGACACATCCCGTTAAGAAAAATATATGGGAAAGTTTTGAAAGAGCCCTAATGGCAAAATCAAAAGTCTTCATCAAAGACATTGCATCTCGTTTGGAAATTGACGAAAGCGCCCTTGTAAAAGAAATCTTTAACGGGAAAAATAACATCAAAACATACCTATTTGATACATGCAGTGATGATTGTTTCTGTAAGGCAGTTGTTCCTATTGCGAATGGTAAGTTTGCAGCTCGTTGTCGCGCGCCAACACATTCTGGAACATCTTATTGTATTCAGCATCAATACTCTCGTCCTATGATTCAGACGTGTATTGACCATGGGATTCCTATGCCACGCATGTTATCACGTCTAAAAGAATCAGATGACTTACCTCCTCTTTGGTTTAATGAGAGTGGAACAGTGTTTGATGCATCGCTTTCAGTCAGAGGTAATTTCAATAAAGACACTAAAAAATTAATCATTGCTAAACTTACTCCTAGTCAACCCCCTACTCCTCAACAAACTTCTTAATGACAATAGGAACCATCTTTTTCTTATCAGCATCAGTCACTTGCAAATTATTATAATCAATATTATCTATACGATTGATTATAGTATTTTTATTTCCAGTACTATCACTCACATTTACACAATCAATAAGTTTTTTATAGTATTGCATAGGAATCCATTTATGTAACCATTCATACCATGGAGTATCTACTACACACTCTAATAGTCTTAATTTTCCTCTATCTTCCTTGGACCATTCATCAGGAATATCGTCAGGAAATGCATGCTCCGTAAAATCTTCCATAGTCTCATCAGATTCCCATACATCTTCAACGCCCATCTCATCCATATATGAGCGCCAATAATGGGAATTATAGATATGTTGATTTGTGCATAGGTCAAGGGGATTAAACACTTCTTTACAATTAGTTGTGTCTACAAAGTATTGGATTTGTTGGGGAAGTGAAGGACACTTCTTAATAAAACCACGGCCTCTTTCAGGTATGAGAGGGTCGTCTATTGTTTTATGGGCTACTTGAACTTCTCCTTGGTTACATGAGGCACATCTTAATAGGGTTTTCATGCAAATATATTCATGTGGTTTGAAGATTTGATTATAAGGTTCTAGAATCTCACATGGCATACGAACAGCAGCCCAACAGGCTGCAAGAGCATTTTTATTTGCAATAGCACGGTCATTATACCCACATATACCTTTTTTGACAGAAGAAGCTCCAGTTAGGGGACCAGGAATATTACCATCAACCAATAGGATAATGTTGAAAAGAGGAAGACGAGGGCATTCTAAAAGGATATCTAAAACAAGACGCAAGTCTGCGAGGAAATCAAGAGGAGGTAGACAAGCTGGGCCACAGACAAGCCAAGCATATCGTAACATATCTAGAATAGCACACGAATCATATGATTCTAATAGTTCGTCATACCAGAATAAGGTATCTACCCGGCGACGTTCTGCAACAGAAACAAGAAATGCTGATGCGATATCGCAGCCACGAAACCAATTTCGTGAAATAATAGTTGGGTCGTTAAACATGAATACGTTGAATTATAGTTTACTAGAAAACGTATTTAATCCAGAGAAGAAACAAGAAAACAATTTTTTTTCAAATAATACCCACAAATCAATAATAAGAAGCTCTAATAACTCGCCAATGTTTCCTCATGCAAATGAGATAATTCCACGTATGTGGCTTGGAAACCGCTATGCAGCATCAAATGAAGATGATTTCCTATTAAAGCACAATATAACAACTGTATTTAATGCGTCAAAAGATATACCTTTCCACGATTCGGTGAAAATGCGTTATAGAATCGCAGTAGATGATAATTTAAGGCCATCTGAAATAGCAAATATGACTAAATGGGCCCCAGAAATAGTCTATACTGTTCTAAAAGAATACAACGCGGGGAAACCCATATTAGTACATTGTGCTGCAGGTATGCAGCGTTCTGCAGCAATTGTAGCAATGTTCCTGATTGCATATAAACATATGACAGCAGATGAGGCAATGCAATATATTCGTGAAAGAAGACCGATTGCATTTACACCCGCACCTAATTTTGAAGATTCAATTCGTCACTTTGAATATTATTATTATAATGATTTAATTCCAAAAATAAAAGGCAGCGTCACTGAAGCTTCTCAATAGGTTGGAGAGTTTGACGACTTTTAGAACCAATATCAGTATACCATTCTGCATTAAATCCAGCACGACTATATTCATTGGAACAAATGAACATATTTTTTTCCTTAATAGTCGCAACGCCCCGCCCATGAAACCAATAAATGGGCATATTAATCAATGAAGAACGCAGCATAATACCGTAAGTTGGTGGGGCATAGCTCAAGCATACTAATTGTTCATATTGCGGTGAAATATTAGTCTGAAAGAATCCAATATCTTCAGTAATAATACCAGTACTTTTACCTTCAATCGGTGCACCCATAAAAGTAACACCATTATAAAAGAATATACGCTGTATCATATAGTGAATATTGTTTTTATCCCATCGGCGTATCTCATTCATATAAAAAGTAGAATAATCTTCTTTGCCAGTCGGCACTACAAACACTTTTTCCCATTTATGGGCAATGAAAGCAATATCTTTGACGCTCCCGCGACACCCTAAAAGAGCTAATACATTTCCAGTAGGTTTAAGATCATTTAAATGACCCACAAGTCCCGATGCATATTGAATTTTCATATGACAACGGATAGTAAAATAACTACTAATATATTTTAATAAGTCTTTAATATAGATAATGGGCCCCGAATTAGCAATAGCTGGTTCAATGTTGGGCCAAAGTATGGCTTCGTTGATACCAATATTAATTAAAAAAGTAGATACAAATTTACTTACACAAACTATAGCACGTTTCTTATTTTACCCTCTTGTTGCAACATTGCTAGGCGGTAAATTACCTAATTGGTCAACTCCAATACTCGCTGCAAAAGGTCTAGCTCTAGGTGGTATGAATTTAGCTCATGTAGGGGCAAGTTATTTGGCTTTTAGGGATTTACCAGCAGGTATCGCAATGACTATATTCTATTCGTATCCATTTTTCAACCTAATAGGGTCTAAAATATTCTTTGGCGAATCAATACCTCTAAAAGTAATTCCCTTGTTTATCCTTGCATTCATTGGTGTTATCCTCGTTGCGTTTGCATCTGAAGGGGATGCCGCATATACACAAGAAGGGCGTGAAGAACCAAATCCTAAAAGGGGTATAATAATGGCTCTTCTTGCTGCGCTAACAGAAACGGGTATATTCCTTGCGGTTCGTGGCGCACCATCAATGGGTGGATTTGATAATATAAATTATATGTATATTGGAGGATTACTGTTACTATTAGCAGGTATATTTGTATTTGGAAAGCAGGGTGAGATAGATACAAAAGAAAAATCATGGTGGCAGCTTGGAGGGTTTAATTCTATTATTGGGCTTGGTGGAACAACGTTGTTGTTTTTAACAAATCATTTCTTGCCGACCCATATTTATTCGCTTGTTTCATTTATTGGGTTAGCGACATCCTATATATTTGGATTAATATTTGCAGAAGAAAAACCGTCAATTGGTGCGTTGACTGGGACTGGATTGCTGTTAGCTGCGGTTGCTGGTTTGAACTTTATTTAATTTGCTGTTGATTGCTGGCGACTTTCAAAGAACCGCAAACGAGCTGCGCGAAGTTCTGCTGCTGTTTGTTGTTGCGCCGATGGCTGTTGGACCGCTGGTTCCACTGCCGATTGTAAACTACGCCCATTACCCCATTCTTGATTTTTCCACCACATACCTGGAAGTGTCTTTGGTATTTCATCTACTGCAGGTAATGCAACTCCTATCCCATCTATAAATTCATTCATAACGGTATCATTATCTGTACGTGGAGTTTTATCAGCACTGGGAATAACTTCGGATGGAATAACTTCGGATGGAATAATAGGTTCTCCAATATCAATTGCTACTTCTCCACCAAGTCTGCAAATAGGGGCAGGTTCAATCTTCGCAATATGCACTAAATGTTCTTCGTCAAAGATTTTCAATCTAATTGTAATACCTTCCTGTAGAATATAATATTTATCAAGTTCTTGCTGTAGAATATCAGCTAAATCGTATGCGAAAAGGGAATCATTATATGGTTTAATTGTAATTTGATTAGCAAGAGGAATATCATCAAGAATTGGTTCAATCCACACATTTTCATTTTCCTTAATGTTCAAGTCTTCTAATATAGAAGCGGGGACATATAATCGGAATCTATGATTTTCATGAGGAGCACCAACTGTGCATATACGAAACTCGTCGTTCTCATTGTATATTTTAATGGCCATGAGACCGCCTGCATTTGAAAAGAGTCTATTAAAATCATATGTACTTAAATGTGCACAAACATCTGCTGGGTCATATGTGTCAAGATATATATTAGAATATGTATCTCTTGATACGGTATTATTTTGGGAAGCCATTTATATGTAGTTGAGTAGTTTTCAGGCGTACGAAAGAAAAAAATTCAAATTTAACTGTAGATATGCCGTCACCCGAAAGAATAATTCAATCAATATCAGGAATAACTGAATTTCAAAAGCAACTGTTAAAAGACCGTTATGCAAATATATTAAACGAATTTGGCCGTCGCTGTCTGTTTTATGCTATCGCATTTCATACATTTAGATTTGTTGTAACAGTTGGATCTTTATTAGTTCCCGCTTTGCTGTCAGTTGATTTTACCGGTTCAAATAGCGACAAGTCCTTCAAAGATTCAGTCTATTGGAGCACTTGGGCCCTCTCCGTTGCCGTCACAACCTCTAATGGTATTATGACTCTCTTTAAAGTTGATAAAAAGTATTATTTTCTTCATACAACATATGAACAATTAAGGAGTGAAGGATGGCAATATTTTGAGTTAACTGGAAGATATAGTGGTCAGCTGACGAAATATTTAAACGAGCCTCCATCCTATGCAAATCAGTTTATACATTTTTGTGCAAACATTGAGAAAATTAAGATGAAACAGGTTGAAGAGGAATACTATAAGTTAACAGACCATGCGGCAAACGCACCAGCAAAGCCAGTTAATAATTCAGATAATCAAGCAAGGGGTACAGGAGTACAGCAAAATGATACAGTACCGAGTACAGTAGACAGTCTTTATCCACCAACACCAGATCATTATGGATTAACAATAAAGAATATGCCGAAAGAAACGATGAATACTATGCAAGCAATTTTGGCAGCAATGCAGCCCTCGCAACAGCAACAACAACAGCAACCAGAAAAGAAACAGATATTGACAGGAACTAGACGTAACTCAATACCAACCATGCAGCCCATGCTACAACCTCCATATAGTCAAATACCACAAATTATAACACAATTCAGTCCAACAAATTTACAATCATCTGCAAATACGTCACCTACAAGTAGAAATATTGTAACAGAACAGCTTTCATCAATATCAGAACATAATTCAGTAACAGGCCTCGGTCTAAATTAAATTAATCAGCATAAATAGATATGACACCTCCTAAAAAGAAAGAAAGAAAGAAACCTTATTGCCAATGCGACCCTAATTGTTTGGGAAAGCCATTGGAAGGAAAACCGTTCTGTTCTTATCATCTTAAAAAAGGATGTCCGAATAGAAGTCCATTGACAGGAAGTGAACCACAATACGAACCCGATAAATACAATAAGAACCCTATTAGAACTATACATAATTGTTTTGCATATGCATATAATATATATGAAAAACCACCTGCAGATGTATGTAAAGATAAGGAAAATTGTCCAATACCATATCCTCAGCCAGGATATTATTCAGGATACCCTAAATGGAGTCAACAAAAAAACAAATCGTGTTTTGATATGTGGGCACGCCTAAAAGGAGATAATCCAGATATAATGTTAACTGATTTTAAGTCACAATGCCCTAAAGGTACATCTAAAATCGCATTTGTGGTAGACCCTAAAAGAGATTATCATTTTTATAGACAAGATAGTAATGGTAAATGGTCAGATAAGCATGGGTCAATGCCAGTTACAAATAAAGATGCTGATGGAAAACCAATTTATAATCCTGCATTAGCAAATAGAAATTATACGGATTCAAATCCTCCTTTGAATTATACGGATTTTTGTGGATTTGTATGTATTGCGCGCAATAAGACATTAAAATCTAAAAGAGGTGGTGGTAGCAGCAGCAGCATCAGTAAAAGTAAAACAAGACATCGCAAAACAAGACATCGTAAAACAAGAAGATGTTAACGCTGACCTGGGGCCCCTTGAACTTTTTGGTCTAATCTGGTTTTCAGCCAATCGCGTCCGTATTTTTTAAGAATATAACTATTAGGGTTTATCATATGAAGAGCTTCAACCAAATCTACACGCTTTCTTGGATCTAATTCAAGTAAAGCGCGCACAACTTGATGTATCTTATCCTTATGGGCAGTATAATGTTGATTTGTATAGAATGCAGGAAATGCCTGTAACTTTGTAATAAGACCAGCAATAATTGTACCAATACCCCATGCATCTACTTTGCTCCAATAAGTCTCCCACCATTTAGAGAAATCGCGGTCAATAAACGATTTACTTTGATTTATATAATCGTCAAGGTCCTCTAACTGGTCATTACGCGTCTTCTTTGTTATTACACGAGATGCTGCGACAATAGGCTTTCCATCAACAATGTCTTGTATGACATTTTTAAAGGATTTTTTCATATAAAACATGGACTTACTGTCTTCAACAGCATTCCATAAAGAATATTCGGGTGGTTCTTGATTATATTTCGGGTCAAATCCGAATAAGAACGTATCTATTTGGTATTTTTTCTGTTTGAACAGAGCTAGCCCGAAGTCTATAAGACGAGGTATACCATTTTTATCTAAAAGTATATTTCCGCGATGTATATCACGATGAATAATTCCATGTAGAGTTAAAAGAGCACCTGCTTCTATCAAGTTTATAATAAAAGTATATATATTGAATGTTGCCGGTTTGAAGTTAAAAGATTCAATAGGTGTTCCTGCATAAGTCATACGTGCTGCATGCAAATCTTGGATTCCGTACCGTTGAACAATATTACATTCGGGTACATTTTTATCGCGAAGAGCATCTTTATCAAGTAGGTATTGTTTTCCTTTCAGAAGTCCAAAATAGCGCGAATGTTCTTTTACTTTTAAATGTAAGATTTCAGACGCAATTATTTCAGTTTCTAACCCATTTCCTTTTGCAATCTTTGTCAAATTATTTGGATCATTTGTTGGATGAGGCTTTCTATTTTTAGAACTTAACGGATGATTTAATACGCAACCATAAGTACCTTCTCCTAATATACTACCTCCAAATAAACGTGATACAAACATACTTAATAGTATAAAAGATAATTAATAGACAGGATAAGACGCTAAATATAGACACATGTGCCAAATCTGGTGTATTTTAAACAAGCCGTAAAAGTAATGTGGTCGGTGCTTACAGTCGGTGCGATAGCACTTCTAATTGTAATTATTTGGGAGATTGCTGTTCCAGCCCGGTTAAAAGATAAAGCTATGAGTCGTATTGAAAAGGGTATATTTGGTATCAAGGAAGGATTCAGCTCTACCTATGGTAGAGCCTATCCTAGTTATGGTAATTACCAGAATGAAGGATTCAGCTCTAGTATGGTAAATGCATCAGAAAGTGATGCTGGATTCCTTGGTGCTATTTTCCCAGCACGCGGTGATATCGGGGATAATATGGAAGAAAAGGGATATCAACAGGACCCTCGTTACTTTCACGGATATACTGATGTGCAATCTTTGAAGTTGAATAAGGATTATTGTCGCATGGTTGTGCCTGTAAAAGCAGCATCCAAGAAAGAGGACCCATTAGAGTCATTTTTTGCATGTGCTCTCGCGGGTACAGAAGGTCTTTCTAGTGTCAAGTTCAGAACCCCTTCAATAAAACAAGGGTTCCGGTGTTCACGTGATGATTATATGCGTGATATTGGAAAAGATGGAAGGAATGCGTATTGTTCTATTGTAAAAGTGAACTCTAATAGTTTTGACTCTAGGTGTTACAGGGCATTTGATACAGAATTCGGCACAACACAATATAAAGATTCAGCTCCTCCCGAAAACATTAAGACGTTGTTGGAGTTTTATGATGGTATATTTGGATGGTTACGTATGCGCGACGATATACTTGATTATGCTAAAAACTTACATTTAATGAGTGCGGGTGATATTACGATAGATGAAGCTCCTAATCCAGTGATTACAAAAGGGCTTCATTTTAATGGTGCAAATCAGTTCTTACGTATAGGTGAGAATACAGACCTTGTATTTGAATCCAAAATTTCACTGCGTTTTATGCGTGCAGTATCTGTATGGGTCTATTTTGATGAGTTTACAAATAATGCACGCATCTTTGATTTTGGTATGGGTGCATCAAACAACAATATTCTATTAGGAATCATTGGTCGTGGTGATGGAACAGCTTCAAGTGGTAACTTGGG